ATATGATACCAGAAGGTAGCATGGTATTTAAAGATGATGTTTTAAAAATTAATATAAATGAGGATGTAGATGATGGCGAATTCAAAAAGTTTTTATTTTTGGCTATGGCTATGTATATCGGTCTCCCTATCCTTTTCTAGTAAAGCACAAGTAGATTGCTCCACAGACACTGTTGGATTATGTACACCTACTATTGAACAGATAATTGAGGAAAATGTTACCGAGACAATAGATTACGAAGCTGATGGTTATACAGTAACGACTGAAACCACAACAAATACCACAACTACAACCGTTGCTAATGAAGACTCAGGAGATATTCTTGATGGTGACAATGGTTATGTCACATCAAGTAAAGAAGGGGATATGGATTACGATTGGGGAGGAGAAGGCCCTGCTAGTATACCTACAGGAACTTATTGTGGTGATCTAGGAACGGATAGATGTGCTGAAATTACAGGTGGTAGTGATGGCACAAGTAGAATGGGTGTCACTGGAATGGGTAGTACATTTTATCAAGTTGTTGATATATCTGAACTCGATATAAAATATGGAGGTAGAACTAACTATTCTATCAAAGTTGATAAGCAAGATGCTCAAGATAGAATATATATGCATATTACAGGAAGAGACGGAACTACTGAGGTATTTAGTGGTACTGATATTTTATCGGAGTCGGGTGTTAATAGTGGTTATCAAGTATATGAAAGTGGCTTTGATTTTTCAGGCACCATTACAAATTTAATTATAGAGGTAGGCGGACGTGATGTGAATTTAGCCGTGGGCCCAGTTTTTGATGACGTAAGCATTCGTGTGTTATACAACACTATTTCTACAATAGTACAACAAACGATTACATCTGTAGAAATGTGGGTTGCTTACGGTGGTAGTACCGAAACAGAAGTTATAGATATTGTAGAAGATTTTTTTGATCATAATGATTTTGTAGAACAACCAGGTGGTGAAATAGATATACAACCAATTGAAGAACCAGATACAGAAGTTTCTTACGAAATGGTTGAAATGGAAATGGAAATAGAAATGCCTGTCATGGAGGTAGAAATACCAGAGATGGAAATGGAAATGCCAGAAATAGAAGTGGCGAGTGTTGAGACAGAGATAGAAGCAGAGATGGAAATGGAAATGGAAATGCCTGAACCAGAGGTAAATGAGCCAGATCCACAACCAGAGGAGGTACAAAATGAACCTACTGAAGAAGATACTACAGAGCCTGAACCTGAAACGCAGGAGGAGCCTAAGCAGGAAGAAAGCGCACCAGAGGCTACTGAAAATGAAACTGAAGAAGTTGAGGCTGAGGAAGTAGAAGAAAAAGAAGAACCTAAAAAAGAGGAAAGTAAAAAAGAAGTGGCGGCGAAAAAAATATTAGAGAAGATGGGTGATAAAGGTAGATATGATTCAGCAAATCAGTTAAAAACATTAATTGTGATGCAAGTATTAGGTAATTCAAAATCATTCTTTGATTCACAAAAACAACTGAATGATATTGAAGGATTTTTTACAGATCAGTTTATTCCTGATGCTGAACTTACAACAAACAATATAGCACAATATTTCTTGTTTGCAGGAAGTGATGGGCTAATGAACGAAATGGTGATGCAACAGTGGCAGAATTAGAATTTGCGGGTTTGAAGTTTAAAGGCGGAAAGATAGTCGTTGTCTTAACAGCACTAGGTACATTACTTGGTGGTGCGTGGGGCGCGTTTGAATTTTATAAAGACTATCTCAATATGAAAGATAGTATATCCTCGTATGTGGCACCTGATCTTTCTGGTTTTGATAAACGAATAGATTTAGTGCAACAAGAAGTAGAAATGCTACAGAGTGAAATGAGTATGATTTTAGAGGAAGTTGGATTGGTGGCAGATGTAGCTAAAGAATTAAAAAACGATTTAAAAGGTGATGTGAGACGCATTGAAACAATTGTTGAGGATGTAGAGACAAGAGTAAAAGAAGACTCTAGGTCTAATGAAAAAGATTTAAAATTAACAGTAGATGGTATTGAGTCTGATATGCAAAAATTAGAAAATGAATTAAATGAAGCCATGACAGAATTGCAAGAGAGTATTGATAAACAGATAAAAATGACTCTTGCTAATCCTTTATCTCAAATGAAATAATGGTAGCTAAACTCCCAAATAACCAATACTTTACACCTATTAAAAAAAGAACTAGTATAGGTAATTCTTCACGCAGTAGGCCGAAGAATAAAAACAAAAGACGTCAACACGTTAAATATAGAGGTCAAGGTCATGGGTAAATTATGTGCTAGAGGAAAAGCTGCAGCTAAAAGAAAATTTAAAGTTTACCCTTCTGCTTATGCAAACATGTATGCAAGTGCTGTGTGTTCTGGAAAAGTAACACCAGGCGGTAAAAAGAAACCAAAGAAAAAAGCTGATGGAGGAATGATTAATAAAATTTCTCAACAACGAAAAAAGGTGTCCAACTATAATCAAGGAGGCATTGCTAAAGGTTGTGGTGGTATTATGGAAAATAAACGTAAAATAACCGCAGTAACATAAATGTCCTTACGAAAGTGGGTAAAAGAAAAATGGGTAGATATAGGTGCTCCTAAAAAGAATGGTAAGTATCAACCTTGTGGTAGATCGAAAGGCAGTAAAAGAAAATATCCAAAATGTGTTCCTTTAGCAAAAGCTAAAAGCATGACAGCAGGACAGAAGAAATCTGCTGTTGCTAGAAAAAGAGCTGCAGGCAATACAGGACCTAAACCAAAGAATGTCGCAACATTTACAAAAAGAAATAAAAAAAGACGTACGTAAGTGGTCTGAACACTTTCTTGAGATACCTAATAAACATTTAGGTGGTTTTCCCGCATGTCCTTTTGCAAAGAAAACATGGCAGGATAATAAAGTTATTATTGAAGTAAAGAGAAAGAACAAATGGTATAAAACAGAACTTAACGCTCAATTAAAACAATTAGATTTTCATATCCATGAGATATTGATATTTTGTGATCCATACTTTAATTATTCTCTAGAGGAATTTCAGGATATTATTGATGCATACAATGATTGGTATAATGAAAAGGATATATTTTTTATGGGTTTTCATCCCCTCAATCCAGCCAATGAAGAAGAACAAGAGTTTTTGGTTACTCCAAATGGGGAGACCCCACTTGTAGAGAGTGATCTTATGTATTCTATGATGTTGATACAAAAGTTCTCGCAATTACAGGAAGCTTCTGATAAACTACATCGTCAAGGTTACTATAAGAAGTGGCCAAAAGGGTATTATAAAGACGTCGTAGTATCTAGACAAAAAACCTTTAAACGAATATTCGGAGGTCGATATGATGGGTAAGAAAAAATCAGTTCCAATGAAACGAGGTGGCGTTGCTAAAAAACGTGGCGGTGGCATGATGATGGAAATGAAACGTGGCGGTAAAGTCATGAAGGGTAAAAAGAAAAAAGTAATGAAGAAAAAAGGCAAGAAAAAATAGATGCCAACTTATTCTTCAACATCAGATTTTAATTTATCAATTGATGATATATCAGAAGAAGCTTTTGAACGATGCGGTCTTCAAATTCGTAGTGGCTATGATATAAAGACCGCAAGACGTTCTCTTAATTTAATGTTAGCTGAATGGGCTAATAGAGGTTTAAATCTTTGGACAATTCAAAAACAAGAAAAAACATTAGCGGCTAATACAACAGCTTTAACTGGAACTAATTTATTTGGATCTGGTGCAGATGATAGTCAACAGATTGTTGATATTACTGATGTCATTATTCGTGATTCAAGTAATAATGATTTCTCAACAACCAGTATTAGTAGAGCTACCTATTGGAACTATACCGTTAAAACGACCAGCGGACGACCAACTCAATACTATTTTGAACGTACGATAAACCCAACACTATATCTATATCCTGCTGCAGATTCAGCATACACTCTAATATATTATGCTCTTGTTCGGATGAAGGACTCGGGCGATTACACGAATAATAATGAGATTCCTTTTCGATTTCTTCCATGTTTATCTGCTGGATTAGCTTATTACATAGCTATGAAAAAAGCGCCAGATAGAATTCAATTATTAAAACAAATTTATGAAGATGAGTTTCAACGAGCAGCAGCTCAAGATGGTGAAAGAACAAGTTTATTTTTAACACCTAAAACATATTTACCAGGAGTCTAAATGGCTAGATATGCATCAGGTAAATTTGCACAGCGAATATCTGATCGTTCAGGTATGGCATTTCCTTATAATGAAATGGTGCAAGAATGGAATGGTTCATGGGTACATATTAGTGAATTTGAGCCTAAACACCCGCAGTTAGAGCCTTTACCAAAAGTATCTGATCCACAATCTTTACAATATGCTAAAGCACAGAAAATTAGTGCTATTGTACCATTGACCAATAACCTTTATGCTAGAAATATATTCGGTGTAAAAAAACAAACTATATCACAGTTTAATCCGATACCATCTCCAGGGGCTTATGAAACAGTAATTGTCAATACAATGCAACCTTTAGAAGGGACAGATCAAGAAAACAAAGATATAGAAATTAAATCATTTTTAGGTACAATAACGGTGAGTATAACATGACAACTTATTCAGAATTATTAACACAAATCAGAGATTACACAGAGACATCTAGTGATGTTTTAACAGATACTATTCTTGATGATTTTATTGAACATGCAGAAAAACGTATATTTAGAGATATTGATTTAGATGTTTATAGATCCTATCAGTATGCTAGTCTGACACAAGGCAATCCTTTTGTCACCTTACCAGGTGCCAATACAGGGCAATTAGCCTTTATTAGGTCAGCACAGATATATCCATCAACAGGGACACCAACACGTACGTATTTGGAGCAAAAAGACATTTCGTACATGAATGAATACTGGCCAGACAGAAGCTCTGAGTCACAACCAAAATATTATGCAATGTGGGATCAAGACACAATATACCTTGCACCTACACCAAATTCCAATTATAATATCGAATTAGCTTTGAACAAGCAGGAAGCAGGATTATCCTCATCCAATACAACAACTTGGGTGAGTACAAATGCTCCACGAGTTCTTTTATATGCTTGCCTATCGGAGGCATATAAGTTCTTAAAAGGACCAGATAATCTTTTAGCTTTTTATGAACAAGGCTATCAACAAGCACTACAAGGCTTGCAACTTGAACAACAAGGTAGAAGAAGACGTGATGAATACTTTGATGGTGTTCTCCGACTTCCTCTTGAATCGAAACAACCATAAGGAGATAAAAAATGGCAATATCGTCTGCAATATGCAACACTTTTAAGAGGGATCTTTTAAAAGGGTTTCATGATTTTGACTCGTCTGGTGGTGATACCTTCAAGATTGCGTTGTATACTTCATCTGCAACTTTAGGTGCTTCCACTACAGATTATTCAACTACTAACGAAATAACAAATACATCTGGCTCTGCTTACACAGCAGGGGGTGAAACATTAACTAATAACGGTGTAACAGGTGGATCAGGAGCTTCAACAGCATATGTTGATTTTGCGGATGCACAATGGACATCGGCTAGTTTTACTGCAAACGGTGCGTTGATTTACAATACAACGACTGACGCAGGTACAGGTACAACAGATGCGGTTTGTGTATTAGCATTTGGTGGAGACTTCACAGCATCAAACGGTACGTTTACGGTGCAATTCCCAGCAGCAAATACAAGTGATGCTATTATAAGAATTTCGTAGGAGGACTAAATGGCTTTAGTCCTCAACGATCGTGTTAAAGAAACCACGACTACCACGGGAACAGGAGCAATAGCTCTTGGTGGAGCGGTATCTAGTTTTGAAACTTTTGGTGCTGGTGTTGGTAATAGCAATACAACGTATTATGCTATTGTACATCAAACAGCCAATGAGTTTGAAGTAGGACTTGGTACGCTTGATGGTACCAGTGCAAATTTAACAAGAACAACCGTTATATCTAGCTCTAATAGTGATGCAGCAGTAAACTTTTCTGCAGGGACGAAAGATGTATTCTGTACGTTTCCTGCAAGTAAAACAATGGATATGGTAATGACAACAACAGGGGACATCGCATATGCGTCAGCAAACAATACACCAGCGCGATTAGCACTAGGAACAGCAAACCAGGTATTACAAGTTAATGCTGGTGCAACAGCTCCTGAGTGGGTAACACAAAGTGCAGGCGTAAGTGCTGGCTTCGTAATTGCAATGTCGGTGGCGCTTTGATATAAGGAATAGATATGGCACAAGATTTTGAAAACGTAAAAGCAAGAAATATAGGAACTTCCGCTTCAACATTGCTCACCGCTAACTCAGACGATGCAGTTATTGGTATTCGTGTTGCGAATGTAGTAACACAAACAATACAAGTAAACGTGTTTATCTCAAGTGGTGGTAATGATTATTACCTAGCTAAAAATGTTAGCATCCCTCAAGGCTCTAGTATTGAGTTTATTGATGGAGGTGCAAAAGTAGTTTTATTAACAGGCGATGCTGTAAAAGTCAGTTCTGATACAGCTAGTTCAGCAGATTGTTGGTTATCCTATATTGATAGCATAAGCACGTAAGGAGAGTAAATGGGTTATATTGGACCAAGAAATAGTGATCAGTTTAAATCCATGTCTACCCAAACTATTACGGGTAATGGATCAGATACAACATTCACTTTAAATACACCTGTAGCAAATTCGTCAGAAATAAGATTTGTTGTCAACAACGTTGTACAAAAACCTGACGTTGATTATACGGCAAGCGGTACACAACTCTCAACAGGTTCAAATGTATTGGCAGGTTCTGATGCAGCATACGTTGTAAACGTAGGAGCTGCTGTTGGATCACAAACACCATCTGATGGCAGTGTAGATCACACCGCGATCTCAGGATCTTTTAATGGGATGTATTTAAACTTGGCAACAGTGACATCAACTATTACAGTAGCGTCCACACAAAATGCTTTTGTGGCTGGACCAGTAAACTTTACTAACACCGTAACGGTAGAAGGAACATTAACGGTAATATAATGGGAACTTTATTCGTCGATAAATTAGATCCACAATCAGGAACATCATTAGAGCTTGGTAGTTCAGGAGACACGATCACGATTCCGTCAGGAGCTACGATTACAAATAATGGAACTCAAACGGGATTTGGTGGAACTAATGATAATCTTTTTAGAGCATATAGAAATGGTCAACAAACTATAAATCATGCCACTGTAACTAAAATTCAATTAAATGCAGAAAGTTTTGATATAAACTCAAAGTTTGATTCATCAACAAATTATAGATACACCCCTGCTTCTACTGGATATTACTATCTCTCTGCTACTGTTAATTTTACTCCTAATGATGTACAATTTGATCGTTTAAGGAGAGGATATTTACATATATATAAAAATGGTTCAACATTAGTAAGAAGTAATCTTAAATATTTAGATGGTGGCGACCCGATAATAAGAGATTTAACTTTAACTATTAATACCATAGATAATTCTACAAGTGCTAGTGATTATTATGAAGTATATGCTGAAGCAGATAATCCTAATGGATCTAATAACTGTGATATAAATGGTGGCACAGCTTACACATATTTTACAGGATATAAATTAATAACATGATAACAATTTTAAAAGGAGGTCTATATGGCAAGTCTATCAACTAAGGTTAAGCTTTACTGTGCCGCGAACAGCAAAACGGCTGATTTCGGTCCAGGAGGCAATGTAGCTTTACAGGATGACTCTGACGGTAATGGCCCGTACATAAAAACGTGGAGCGTGGATGGTTTAGATAAACCAACGGACGCAATTCTCGCGAATTATGATACGGCAGGCAATACCGAAGAGACAAACAATACTGTACGTGCTACAAGAAAAACAGCTTATGGTGATATTGGCGATCAATTGGATGAGATATTTAAAAATATCGACACGTGGAGAGCACGTATCCAAGCGGTCAAAGATGCAAACCCTAAATCGTAAAGGAGTAACAATTGAGTAAAGTACAAGTAGATACTATTGATACCAGATCTGGAACGTCTACCATGCAAATTGGTAGCACGAACACGTCTACTATTAATTTAGGCGTTTCAGGTGACACGGTCAACATCCCGTCAGGGGTGACGATCGCTAACGCTGGTACAGCTACTGGCTTTGGAGATACAAATCATTTTGCTACTACAGCTTTTTCAGCTTATATAGGCTCTACACAAACTGTTACTTCAGGAGCGCAAGTTACTCTTACTTTTAATACTGAAAGATATGATTTAGGAAGTAATTTTAATACAAGCACTTATGCATATACTCCTCCAACTGCAGGATATTATCTTTTTAATCTTGGTGCTTCTTTTAGAGGCGGTGCAAACACTAATTTAGCAAGATGTAATCTTTCTATAGCAAAAGGTGGCTCTACATACATGGATTGGGAAAAAGATTTTTCTGCAAGTTATGTTTTAAATGCAGGTACTGCTATTAGTAAAATAATACATTGTACTAATACAGACGCTATTACAGTATTTGTTAATGTTACAGACCAAAGTGGTAATCCATCTATTCAAGGAACTATAACAAATTCATATTTTGAAGGGTATAGGGTATATTAATGAGCACACTAAAAGTAGACACGATACTCAAGAGAACGGGCACTGGCACGATAACCGTGGGCCAGTCA